GAGCTGGCGATGCCGCGGTAAGGGGATTCCGTGATAGGGCGGTACACCCGGGCAAACGAGGGGACAGTTAACGAACGCCGCGGCCCCCTCCGCCAGAACCTGACCCAGAACCTGAACCTGAACCCTCAACCCGGAGAACGACATGCAACCCTACGCCTACCTCACCCTGGACATCGAAACCAAGGGCGGCCGCCCTGAAGACGCCGAGCGCGCCATGCGCATGCATTGGAAGCCCGCCGGCAACTGGAAGCCCGCCACGATCGGCGAGCGCTACCTCGAGATGCTGGCCAAGAAACAGGAACGCCTGGCGCTGATCGACGGCAGCGAAGTGATCAGCGTCGCCCTGCGCAGCGACAGCGAAACCCGCGTGCTGCACTGCCTGTACCTGCACGCGCCGAATCCGCAGACCGGCGCGATGATCGAGGGCTTCGCCACCCAGCGCGACATGCTGGTGGCGCTGCGCGCGCTGATTGACGCCTGCGTTACGCCCGACACGCACCTGGTCGGCCACAACATCCGCGACTTCGACCTGCCCAAGCTGCGCATGGCGTACTTGCGCGAGGGCCTGCGCCTGCCGCTGTGCCTGGCCAGCGACGAACAGCCCATCTTCGACACCATGCAGGTGTGGGGCCGTCGTTTCAGCGCCAACCGCGACTGCTTTGTCAGCGTGACTGACGTGTGCGAGGAACTGGGCATCGAGACGCACAAGGACCTGGTGGACGGCAGCCAGGTGGACGGTCTGTACGCCGAGGGCAAGTTCGACACGATCATCAAGTACAACCTGCTGGACGTGCTGGTCGAGCACGAGATGTTCCGCCGCATGACGGGCCAGAACAGCGACGTTGAAGGTCAACGGTCGAAGGTCGAAGGCGGTCAACCCGCGAAGCCCGCGGCTCTTCCCGCTTCCCCTTCTCCTGAATCAAGCGACCCGAACCTGCAGCCCGTCGGCACCATCGCCGACCTGCCGCAGGTCGAACCGCCCGCCAAGCCCAAGTCCAAGCGCAAAGTGGAGTAGTGCAAGGGGAGCATGCCGGCGCAACCCCGTCGTCAAATGAGGCCCCGCCCGGCGAAGCATGCTGTAGCCGGGCACCGGGCCTGAACCTGAACCCGAACCCGAACCCGCAACACCAACCTCAGAAGGAGCCAGTCATGCCAGAAAAACCACTCACGATCCTCAAGCTGCAGGCCGAACACTTCAAGCGCCTGCGCGTCGTTGAAATCACGCCCTCGGGCGACGTCGTCACCCTGGGCGGCAACAACGGCCAGGGCAAGTCTTCCGTCCTGGACGCCATCATGGCCGTGTTCTGCGGCGAGAAGGCCCGCCCTGACCGCCCCGTGCACAACGGCGAAGACAAAGCCCGCGTCACGGTCGAGCTGGGCGCCGAGGGCAAGGTCGAGTTGGTGGTCACGCTCAGCATCACCGAGGGCGGCACTTCCAGCCTCAAGATCAGCCGTGCCGACGGCGGGGTGATCGCCAAGCCCCAGCAGTACCTGGACGCGCTGACCGGCGGCGGCTTCAGCTTCGACCCGCTGGACTTCGCGCGAAGCAAGCCCAACGATCAGCGCGAGACGCTGATGCGCCTGGTGGGTCTCGACTTCAGCGACCTCGACGGCCGCCGCAAGGCAGCCTTTGACGACCGCACGCTGGTCAATCGCCAGTTGAAAGAGGCCGAAGCCCAGCTCAAGGCCGCGCCCTTTGACCCGTCGGCGCCGGCCCAGCCGCAGGACGCCGCAGCCCTGCGCGAGGAGTACAAGCGCGCCAGCGATGCCGAGGCTGACTTCGCCCGCAAGGAAGCCGCGTACAAGGCAACCCGCCAGCGCATTGAGACCGGCAAGGGCGTGATCGCGGACCTCGAGAAGAAGATCGCGCAGATGCAGAAGGACCTGGCCGACAGCCACAAGCTGCTGGCGGATCTGGAAGCGCAGGCGGCCAGGGAAAAGCAGGCCGCGGAGGACGTCGAGGTCTACGACCTGGACGACATCAACCGCCGGCTGGCCCAGGTGGACGACGTCAACCGCAAGGTGGCGGCCAACAACGAGCACAAGCGCCTGGACGCCAGGCGCAAGGAACTGGCGGCCGAAGCCGACAGGCTGACCAAGGCCATCGAAAAGATTGACGCCGAGAAGCAATCGCGGCTGCAGAAGGCCCCGTTCCCGGTGGTCGGGCTGGGTTTTGACGACAGCGGCGTGACCTTCAACGGCGTGCCCTTTGCCCAGGCCAGCCAGGCCGAGAAGGTGAAGGTCTCTGTGGCCATGGCAATGGCCCTGAACCCGCGCCTGCGGGTGATCACGATCCGTGAGGGAGCGCTGCTGGACGCGCAGTCACGCGCCACGGTCGCGGCCATGGCCCACGAACGCGGTGTGCAGGTGTGGATGGAAGACGTGGGCGAGCACGCCGACACGGACTTCATCCTCGAGGACGGCAACGCCCGGGCGGCAACGCAGCTGCCGTCGTCATCGGTGGCAACCATGCCCGAACCCATCAGCCGCGAAGCCGAGCCCCGCAAGTCCAAGCGCAAGGTCGAGGTCTAACCATAACCCAACCAGTCAGCCCGGGCTTGGCCCGGGCCAAAGGAGAAAGCCATGCCGGATTTCGAGATTGAAGCCAGAGGGGTCGACGTCTCTGCGCCGACCAGCCGCTACGGCACACCGAAGGTCAGGCTTGCACTGTCGGGAGTGGACCTCGGCGAACTCATCGACGCCGTTGGCGTTGACGAGATTCTTGACGCCATCGGCCAGGACGAGGTTGTCAAGCACTTCGGCCTTCAGCTGGTGGAGGAGTAGGCCGTGCCAGACACGCCCGACCCTGAGCTGGTTGAAACCTTCGCCGCCGCGCTGGTGGCGCTGGAGGAACACGCGCGGTTGTCGGGCGTGATCCGGGAGTTCGCCGTGCAGTTCGAGGAATCAAACCCGCTGAACCCGGCCAGCCGTGACTTTCTGCTGTCGGCCAGGGCGATGCTGAAGGAATCCAACGAGTGCCTGCGCCACTTCCGTGAGGCCCTGGGCGCGCACCTGTACGAAGCCCGGATCGAAAGCGAACGGGCCATCCAGTCCGCCCGCTGGAAGAAGGAGCAGGCATGAGCCGCTTTGCCGAGAACACGGGTGTCGAAGTCGCCAAGAGCCAGGGCGAGATTCTGGCGCTGGTCCAGAAGCGCGGCGCCACGGACTTCATGAGCGGCTGCTATCAGGGCCGGCACTTCGTGGCCTTCATGTACCGGGGCTACCCGATCAAGCTGACCTGCCCGGCGCTGGACCCCAAGAAGCTGCGCACGCCCGCAGCCGTGCAGCAGGAAGAACGGCGTCAGTGGCGCGTGATGCTGCTGTGGGTCAAGGCGCAGCTGGAGGCCATCGACAACGGGCTGCTGGAGCCCTTTGCCGTGTTCATGCCGTACATGCAGCTCGCCGACGGCCGCGACGTGCAGCAGGCGGCCAAGGAAGAGGGCGTGGCTAAGTTCCTGGCCAAGACACTGGCGCTGGGCGCCCCAGCACTGCCTGCACCGGAGAGCGCCTAGCCATGCCGATCCGGCCTGAAATGAAGGACAAGTACCCGCCGCGCAAGGAGTGGCTTGCCATCCGCGCCCGCATCATGGCGCGGGCCGGCAACCGCTGCGAGTTCTGTGGCGCCGGACATCACGCAGTCTGGTCAATCGAGGAGGACGGCGCGCGCGGGCCCACTGCTGGGAACCTCGCGCACGACGAGGCGGGGAACGGCGAGCTCTCCTACGCGGAAGCCCGAGCGTTCTGCGAAGACATGAAGATGATCGAGCCCGACGTGCGCTACTTCGTGATCGTCCTGACCATCGCGCACCTCGACCAAGACCCAACGAACAACGCCGACGCCAACCTGCGCGCCCTGTGCCAGCGCTGCCACAACCGGCACGACATGCCGCACCGGCGCAAGAACGCGGCGCGGACCCTGGCTCGCAAGAAGCACGCGCCCACGAAGGGCATCGGCTTCACGGAGGTGACCCGTGGCTGAACGCGCCCAGAATCCAGGCTTCCCGCGCCCTGTGCGCATCGTCTGCCAGACCTGCGGAGAGCATTGCAACGCCGAGGTCAGGTTCTACGCCGGCGACCCGTGGATGACGCTGATCCACGAGTGCGAACACTGCGGCTACATCAACATGGAATCCGAGTGGACCGAAGTCGCGGAGGCCGCCCGTGGCTGATCCTGTGCCGACCAAGAAAGATGTCTGGTTCTTCGGCCTGGACGAACACCGGGCCTGGCAGGACCGCCTGTGGTTGGCCCGTATCACCAGCGGCCGCTGCATGTTGTCGCGCCAGCACCGCGCCTGGCGGGCCATGGAGATCATCTGCGACATCAACCGGGCCCTTGGCGCCAAGACCTGCCCGGTCTGGATGGCATCGCGCGCGCATCGCCTGCAGGTGTGGTTGTTCCGCGAGATCGGCGCATCGCCGTTGCAGACGCTTTTGGACATCAACCAGGCCCTGAAGTGGCGACACGACGAAGCCGCACACGCCCTGAGCCTCGCAGAAAAGGACAAAGCCTGGATGCGCGAGGAGTACCTGAAGCTGCACGAGAAACACGAAGCCTTGAAGCGCGCGCGCGTCACAACCCGCGACCTGTTCCAGCCTGCCGGGGGGCAAGCCTGATGCCGCGGTCGCTGCGCACAGCCGTGCTGACCGGGTCGCGCCTGCGCGAGAGCGCGCTGCGTGCCCACGGGCGCGAGCTTTGCGCCATGGCTGGCCTGCCCAGGTTGAAGCTCGACCCGGGCATGGTCGAAGTGCTGATCTATTCGCCCCTGATGGCCGCGCTTGGCGACTTTGCCGCCCGTGGCGACGGCTATTCCCTGCGCTGGTTTGACCTGGACGCAACGACCCGGGCGAACCTGGCCGAAGTGCTGAACCTGTGGGTGCGCGCCGCGGCCTGGTGCGAGTCGCCCATCGAAAAGCTCATGCTCTGGGCCATGCTGGGCCATGGTGTGGCCGCCAACGGGTTTGTGATTCGCGGGCGCGACGGCGTACTGTCCGTGCGCGAAACCGGGCTGTACGTGCAGCAGCCGGTCTGCGGGTTCGTTGCCGACTTCGTGCTTGTCGGGCCGCCGCGGGCATTGGTCATCGAGTGCGACGGTCACGAGTTCCACGCGCGGCGCGAACACATGGCCCGCGACCGCAAGCGCGACCGCGACCTGCAACTGGACGACTACACCGTGCTGCGGTTCACCGGCAGCCAGATCCACACCGACCCCAACGCCTGCGCGCGTGAAGTCAACGCGCACCGGGGGGTCCATGCCTAGCCGGATGATCCGAGACGGCATTCTGTCGTCACGTCGTGTGGCGGCCCTGGGCTTCCGGGACCGCTGGCTGTACGTCGGTGTGCTGTTGCGCGCCGACGACTTTGGTCTGTTTGAGGCTGACCCCGCGATCCTTCGGGGCGTCGTCTACCCACGGGACCTGGGGACCGTAAGCGAACGGGACTGCGAGAGCGGGCTGGGCAGCATCCAGCAAGCCGGGCTGGTCAAGTTCTACACGGTCAATGGGACCCGGTACGGCGCTTTGTGGAACTTCGGTCAGAAACTCAAACGTCGCCGCATGTCACACCCGCCGCCACCGGGTGAAATCGTGGCCTGGATGTCTGCGCCGGAGTCGCCGCCCCAAGAGAACCAGAACCGAACCGAACCAGAACCAGAAGAGACGTTAAGCCGAACCGAACCGAAGGCGCGGCTGGGCATCTCTCTGGCTGCCCTGGGCGGTTACTGCCTCGAACACTGCCGGATGCGGCTGGACATGGGCAAGGTTCTGAACGCCGTGGGGCCGGAGCACGACTGGGCTGTGGTGCAGGCGCTGGAATACCTGGCCAGCCGTGACGAACGAACGCGCTGGCAGGACGTCGCAAACCCGCTGGGCCTGCTGATCAGCCTGTCGCAGCAGATGCGTGACGGCATCGGGCCGCACCCGGAGGGCCCCGTCGTGACGCTGGACCAGTGGCAGCAACAGATCAGGCAGCGCCTGAAGGAGCAAGCCAATGCCTGAAAAGCCGATCGGCCTGCCGCGTGTCGTGTTCCTGGACGTGCTGGACCTGCCGCAGGGTCGCAAGCCGACCACGGCCGAAGTCAAGCGCGCGCTGAACGCGCTGCAAACGCGCCTGGTGCGCGAGGCCGAGCAAGGCGCGGCGCGCGCCCTGCGCCGGGCGAAAGCCCAGATCGCGCGCGAGGAAGCCAAAGCCGGCCAGAAGCCGGACCAGTCGCAAGCCGCGCAAGCGGCAACGCAGGATGAACCGGAGCCAGAGGATGTCTGACCGCAACCTGATCTACCTGGCAAGCCCGTACAGCCACCCGAGCGTCACTGTGCGCGAGGACCGGTTCGAGCGCGTGTGCCGCGCCGCGGGCGAACTGATGCGCCTGGGCTACATGGTGTTCTCGCCAATCGCGCACTCGCATGCGATTGGCAAGCTCTGCGATCTGCCGAAAGACTGGGCGTTCTGGGAGCGCCAGGACACGGCCATTCTGGGCCGCTGCTCGGACATGATTGTGCTGAAGCTCGAAGGCTGGGAGCAAAGCGTCGGCATCAAGGCCGAGGTAGAGTTCGCGCAGAAGCGCGGCATCCACGTGGCATGGTTCGACCCGGAAGAAATCGCCAGCCTGCCAGGGCCGGACGACGCGTACCTGCGCCTGCGCCTCTGACCCCGACCTGAACCTGAACCTTGACCTGAACCCTGAACCTGACCATGCCCCACCTGACCCTCGATCAAGCCCTGGCAAACCCGACCGTTCGCGCGGCTTTAGAGCGCGCCCAGGCCGGCGACCCGCCGTTGCTTGAACCCGGGCAAGTGTTCGCGTTCGAGGCGTTGGGCAAGCCGATTGAGCAAGGCTCGATGACGGCGTTTGTGGACCCGCGCACGGGCAAGACTGTCGTGAAACACACCGACGGCCTGCCCGAGTGGCGGCGCATCGTCGCCGCGGCGGCATTTGCCGCCATGCGCGGCCGCGCGCCCGTGGCGGCGCACAAGCCCCTGCTGTTGGGTTGCGAGTTCCGGTTTGACCGGCCTGCCGCCGGCAAGCCGGGCAGCGCGATGGCGCTGGAGTGGCCGACGCTGGGGCATGACGAAGACAAGCTGGTGCGCGCGGTGCGCGATGCCCTTACGGGCGTGGTGTACCACGACGACGGCCAGGTGATCGGGGCGGCGCTTGCCGACGCGCAGGGGCGCGTGGTGGCGCTGCCCAGTTTCAAACGCTGGACCCGCCCGGGCGAGCGCCCGGGCGTGTTAGTGCGAATCCTGCCCGTTGCACAGGCGCAACGGGCGCTGCTGGAAACTTGACGTGTCAACAACTGGCTCACGCAGAGACGCGGAGCCGCGGAGAAAGGCAATAGCTATGGCAAGCAAGATCGTCATTACCGGCATCCAACTGGAAAGCGTCGAGATCACCATCGATTGGGAAGAAGGCGACGACGGCGACAATTGCACATTCAGCCGCGCGATTGACCACAAGGGCAAGCCGTACATGGACCCCAGTCAGTCCATGAATCTTCCAGTGAAGATCGAAAAGATCGCACCGCGCATCCTTCGCAAGATCGAAAAGCTAATCGCCGAAGAACTGTCCCGCCTTCGCGCAGTCGCGTAAGGCGGTGTGAACCTGAACCTTGACCTGAACCTGAAGTCCCAACCCGAAAGGAACAGCCATGCCGAAGCCACAGGAAGTGAAACCCGATATCGAACAGAACCTGGTGCTGGTGGGGTTCAGCAAGAAAGAGGGCACCGAAAACCAGCCCGGCTACAGCCTGAAGTTCAAGGCTCCGCTGGTGGCCACGGAAGTGGGCCGCGACGACGAGGCCGAGATCAAGAAGCCGCAACACGGCATCTTGAAGATCACGTCGCGCAACCTGTTTGACGGGCCGCGCACGGTGACCATGACCGGCAAGCTCAAGCGCCGCTTCGTGGCCGCCAAGGGCGACAGCCCGGCCTACCAGACCTGGGGGTTCCGCCTGGCCAACGCGCCCGACAGGCCGGCGCTGGAAGTGCTTACGGAACTGTACCAGGCCGACGGCGACCAGGACGCCGCGGCCGTGACGGCCGAGTTCTTCGTCAAAGAACCCGAGAAGCCCAAGGTTGAGCCGGAGGGCCCGGAGCTGTTCGGCGAAGACGGCGAGGAAAGCCCGGAGCAGGAGATCGCCCGCATCAAGGGCGAAGGTGACCCGCTGGGCCAGGACAAGTTCGACGACGGCGAAGGCGACGAGGCCAAGCGCAAGCAGACGCTGGCCAAGGGCGAGTTCCAGGCGGAAGCGGAAGCCAAGAAGGGCCGCAAGCGCAAGGTGGCCGCGGAGGCCTAGCAGAGCTGGCTGGAACGCCGCAGTCACAAGGCCGACCGTGGGGGCGGCAAGCGGGGAGGCAACAAACCGCACCAGGCGTGACAGCCCGGAGAGACGGGCCGAGTGTTGAACAGGAGTAAGTCATGGCCAAGGGCCGACGCAACCGAACCGAGGGTGAGCTGGTGGCGATGTTGGCGCGCAAATACCCGGCGCCAGCGTATGCGTTGATTGCGCAGGTGCGTGACAGCACCGGAGCGTCGGCGTGCCGCACGGCGGACGCGCTTGCCTTCAGCCTGTGGCCGTCGCGTGGGCTGGGCATTGAGGACTTCGAATGCAAGTCCTCGCGTTCGGACTGGCTCAAGGAACTGTCAGACCCCACAAAGGCTGGAGAGTTTCAGCGCTTCTGCCGCCGTTGGTGGATCGTGTGCGGCAGCGACGATCTGGTGCATCCCGGCGAGTTGCCGCCGACGTGGGGCCTGATGGTCCCAACGCCCAACGGGCAGGGCCTGCGCGTAGTCGCCGAAGCGCCGCTGCTGGACGCCTCTGCGCCGGACCTGCCGCTGCTGTGCGCGATCATGCGCCGCATGACCGATGCAACGATCAGTCGGGAAGAGCACCAAGACATTGTCGAGCGCGTGAGGGTCGAGGCGGAGGAGCGCGGCAAGCAGGCCGCCACCAAGGCGCCGGAACGCGGCTTCGAACAAGCGTTCCGCGAGCTACGCGAGAAGGTGGACCAGTTCAAGAACGCCACGGGCGTAGACCTTGATTGGCGCCACGACAGTACCCGCTACCACGAGGCCATGAAGCTGTTGGTGCACGACAACTACCGCCAAGACGTGAAGCGGGCGCTGGCCGAAGCGGCAGAGGAGTTCGAGAGGCAGGCCGCGAAACACCGCAAGCGCGTGGTCGAGATATCAGAGGCTGAAAGGCTGCTGGAGGCCAGCCGTGGATAAGACCGAGATCAAGCGGCGGCTGGAGAACCTGGCCGAGGAAGTGGACTGCCTGGCCGACGAGGTCGAGGGCGATGCCATTGTCGACCACGACACAGAAGTCGAGGCCGAGGAGTTGGCCGCCGAGAACATGCACCTGCGGGCCGAGAACGAGATCTTGAAGCAGCGCGTGGCATCGCTGGAGCATGAACTGGCCGAGCGCGGCCCACGCCAGCCCCAGTTCGTCAGCAGCACACCACTGACCCAACCCGGCGGCCGGACGGCGGGCGGAACCGGAGGACTGTTCGGATGAGCCGCCGCCAGCGCACGAAGACCCCCAAACAGGATCACGCCACGAAGGGCTGGAAGGCTGTAAAGGCCGGCAAGAATCTTTGGGCCAAGCGACCGAAGTCAGGACTGCCGCACTCTAGCTATGCGAAACGCCAGTGTCGTCGCGCAGAACGAAGGGCCGCGAAGGAACAGTTGCGTAGGGGGACACCATGAACGACCTGCGCAAAGCCGAGTTGAACGTCGCCTGTGACCTGACCGAACTGGCCCGGGACTGCCGCCTGGCGGCGTTGTCGGACGGGCCCGGCGCAGCGGGCCTGCGTGAGCTGGCCCAAGCCCTGGAAGAGGTCGCCCAGCAGATGCGCAGGCCCACACTGGCCGAGGTCCTGGACTGGGCCCGCTGGCGTCAGGAACAACAGGCCTTGACCGTACAGAAAGGTACACTGACGCCATGAGCGAGAAACCAAAACTGCGCGTGTTGAAGGGCCAGAACAAGCCGGCAAAGCCGACGCGCAACCGCAAGCCGCGCGCCCACGTTCGTGTGGTGCGGCAGCTTCAGTCCGGCGGGCTTCAGGCGACACATGTGTTCGTGGGCTCCACTCACGATCCCAGCGAGGAAGAGTGATGGCACGCAAGCCGCGTAAACGCGCCAAACGGGGACGCCCAAGCGGTTACAGCCGCGCACGCGGGGAAGCCATCTGCCGCCAGATTGCCGACGGAAAAACGCTGCGCGAGTTGAAGGTCGCAACCAGCACAGTCATGCGGTGGGTGGCTGACCATCCTGAGTTTCGGGAGCAGTACGCGCGCGCGCGCGAGGCCCAGGCCGACAGCCTGGCCGAAGAGATCATCCACGAAGCTCGCAAGGCTACGCCGGCAAACGCGCAAGCGGTGAGGGTGCAGATTGACGCGTTGAAATGGGCGGCAAGCAAGCGCGCGCCCAAGAAGTACGGCGACCGTGCGTCGGTCGAACACAGCGGCCCCGAGGGCGGGCCGATCCAGAGCAGCGTGGACCTCAAGGGCGTAGCGCTGGACGTGCTGAAGAAACTGGTTGTCGATGACGACACTCCCGAAGATCCGCAAGAGTGACATCCGGGCCGAGCTGGCCCGGCGCGACCTTGAATGGTTCGTGCGCTGGACCTTCCCGCGCTACGAATGGTCGTGGCACCACATGCGTGTGTGCGCTGAGGTGATGAGCTGGATCAACGGGCAATGCCGCAACCTGGTGCTGAAGCTGCCGCCCGCGCACGGCAAATCCGAGCTGATCTCGCGCCGCCTGCCGGCGCTGCTGCTTGGCATGTTCCCCGGCTGCCACGTGATGCAGACCAGCTACAGCGCCGACAGCGCCGAGGGTTTCGGCGCCGACGTGCGCGCGATCATGCGCGACCTGCCCTACCAGCGACTGTTCGGCAACCAGTTCCGGCCCGACCTGAAGAACGCCGCGGACCAGTTCCGCATGACCAATGGCTCGCGGTACTACTGCGAGGGCGTTGGCGGCGGCCTGATCGGCAAACACTTCGATTTCGGCATCATCGACGACCCGATCAAGACCATCGAGGCCGCGTACAGCCCCACGCAGCGCGCCGCGCTGTGGCACTGGTTCACGGGCGTGTGGGCCAACCGCAAGCGTACCGACGCGGCCAAGCAGCTGGTGGTCATGCACCAGTGGCACGCGGACGACGTGCTGGCGCGGCTGCTCAAGGCCCAGCCGGACCAGTGGCGCGTGGTGAACTTCGAGGCCATTGCCAGCGCCGATGAACCGCACCGCAAGGCCGGCGAACCACTGTGGCCGGCGCGCTTTGGCATGGAGTTCCTTGAGCAACAGCGCAAGTTGAACCCCGCTGACTTCCAAGCCAAGTACCAGGGCAACCCGGTGGCCGAGGGTGGAGGCATGTTCAAGCGCATCCACTTCCGTTACGCCGAGAAGAACGGCAGCCCAGACCTGTTCAAGCTGGGCGCCCACGGCTGGCGCAACGTGCAGTCGGCCCGCCGGTACATCACCGTGGACCCGGCCTTCAGTACCAAGGACTCCGGCGACTACACGGTAATCATGGCTTGGGCGATGTGGGGCGACTTGCTGCTGCTGCTGGATGTCATGCGCGGGCGATTCGAGGGCGGCGATATCCCAAGCCAGATTGCCGTCATGCTGAACCGTCACCGGGCAACCGAGGCCTGGGTCGAGAAGATCGGGGCGCAGACCATGCTGATCCAAGAAGCCGCCCGCAAAGGCCTGCCGGTGCGCGAGCTTCGGCCCGACAAGGACAAGGCTACCCGTGCGGCACCGATGGCCGCTGCGATGGCAAACGAGAAGGTCTGGTTCGCGCCCGGGCAATGGCACGCGGACCTCGAGAACGAGCTGCTGGCCTTCCCAGCGGGCGGGCATGACGACCAGGTTGACGCCTTTGCCTACGGCGAGCGCGTGCGCCATGAGATCGAGGGCTGGTCGGTGACGCGCACGGCGTTGTATTAGCGGGACTGCGGATTTTTGCTGCGCCGGTTAATTCTCCTTGGCAAAGGTCAAGGGAAAAACTTACGATGCACCCGGCGCCGAAGACGCCGACTCAGCGAACAACTGAGGCGGGTCTTCGGCCCGCTTTCATATACCGAGTCGGCGTCAGCGCCATAAAGGGCGCGGCGCGTGATCTTCGACCCCAACCAGGACACCGTAGCCCGGCCCAACGAGCTGATCGTGTGCGCGTGGCGCGACTGGTCGCTGGTTGCCGACCTTGACGCCGGCGCCGACCGCATGAAGTGGCGCGGCGAGGTCTGGCTGCCCAAAGAGCACAAAGAGGAGCCGGGCCAGTACCGCGCCCGCCTGCATCGCAGCGACCTGTACCCCGGCGTGAAGGACGCGCTGGACAACGCCGTCGCCGAGCCTTTCTCCAAGCCTGTGCAGGTCGAGGAACTTCCCACCGAACTTGAGCCGCTGGAAGTCAACGCCGACGGTGACGGCAACGACCTGACCCAGTGCGCCAAGAACCTGATGCGCAGCGCCTGCAAGTACGGGCGCGCGCACATGCTGGTTGACTACACCACAACCAACCCCGACGGCTCAGGCGTGACCAAGGCGCAGGAAGCGGCGCAGAACCCGCGCGCGTTCTTTCGCCTGATCGAGGCCCCGCAACTGCTGGGCTGGAAGACGGCGCCCGGCCCCAACGGCGAGCCCATCTTCACCGAAGTGCGCATCCACGAAATCCGCACCGTGCAGGACGGCAACTTCGGCGAGAAGAAAGCCGAGTTTGTGCGCGTGGTGCGCCGCGACAGTTACGAACTCTGGCGCAACCAGGCGTACAACCCGCCACGCGCCGGCAACGGCCTGGGCATCGCCAACGAGGCCCGCTATTACGACCATGCCGAGAACCGCCCGCAGGATTGGGTCAAGGTTGACGATGGCAAGTTCGGCCCGCCGGGCGGCTTTGACTCCGTGCCGCTGGTGACGGTCTACACCGGCTATCGCGGGTTCATGCACGCCGAGCCAGCCTTCAAGGCGCTGGCTGAAACGAACCTCACGCACTGGCAGTCCAGCAGCGACCAGCGCAACATTGTGCACTTCGCCCGCGTGCCTGTCATGTTCGCAGCCGGGTTCAACGCCGACGAACTGAAGTCAATGGTGATTGCTGCGGGCGCGGCCATTGCCAGCGGCAACCCTCAAGCCCGCCTGCAGATCATCGAGCACAGCGGCAGCGCCGTGCAGGTCGGGCAGGACGACCTGAACAACCTTGAGCGCCGGATGGAACAGCTTGGCGTGCGCCCGCACGTTGAGCGCACCAGTGGCGCCAGCGCAACGGGTGTGTTCCTCGCCAGCCAGGGCGCGTCCACGGACATCCAGGCTTGGGCGCAGGCCGTGGATACCGCCCTTGAGCAGGCCTTTGCATGGGCCGCACGGTGGCACGGCATCGAGTTGCCCGAGGCCTTTGACGTCCAGATTTTCAAGGACTACGCAACCAAGCTCGCCGGTGCGCAGGACATCACCGCCCTGCAGGCCGACGTCGAGAAGGGTCGCATCACCGACGAAACCTACCTGCGCGAAGCCAAGCGCCGGGGCCTGTACGCCGACGACCTTGACGTTGAGGCCGAAGTCGAGGACACCCAGGGCGCCAAGGCCGAAGCCCGCGAGAAGGCGTTGGCGATTGCGGCCGCACGCCTGAGCAGATCCTGGACGCGACCAACGGGGCGCAGATGGCGGTGCAGGGCAAGCAGACGAACAACGGCCAGGGTGCGGGCGGGATGCCCGACTCCAAGGCCGACGACAAGCAGGGCAACGAGGGCGGGATGCCCCCGCAGCGGGAAGCTGCGTAACGGAGACAGGTCATGGCACTCAAGGCAATGGTCAAATCGCTCGACAGCATCGACGCAGCCGCCAAGGCCCTCTATCGCAAAGAGGGCGAAGTGTACGTGCTGGACGTGGAAGCATCCGAAGG